CCATAGAGCTGGAATGATCAACTCTGGTAATTCCTTGTTCCTTGGTATGCCAATGTTACCTGAAGAAGTTCCATTCCCAACAGGTAATGAAGTGGATCCAGATACTGGTGTTAGCTTACGTATGTATTACGGTTCTCTGTTCGGTCAAAACCAACGTGGCATGATTCACGATGCTATTTGGGGTAAGACGCAGGTCCCAGAGTACAGCATGTCCGTAATTTTCCCACTTTAATGTAATTGGGTAGCCTAGCTACCCTCACAATGAGGATATTAAAATGACTATTAATTCACCAGTTACCAATGCCCCACAGTATTACATTAATGGCTTGGAACTTGCTTACTTGACTGCTACTACTATGACCGTTGCACCTGGTCGATGCAGAGATTCAACCAATTCAAATGATATAAGCATTGGGTTGCCTTTGAATGTTGCTGCTACCCAGACGGGTACAGAGCCAGTTGCAGCAGGGACCGGGACTGTGACCATAACCACCAGCACAAGTGGAGTGGCAGGCCTTGATACCGGAACCATAGCTGCTAGCACCTTCTATGCCGTCTATGCAATAGGGGATAGTAATAATATTAATCCAGGGACTGCCTTAATTTCAGCCAATCTGACTTCTCCTGTATTCCCTTCAGGTTATGATATGAAGAAGCGAATAGGTTATATCAAGACAGATGGTTCAGCTAATATTCTGGCCTTCCGTCAAGATGGAGTAGGATTAGATCGCTGGATGTGGTATGACGCCTCAATTGCTACCAGTGTTACTGCGGGTTCTTCAGCAACTTATGCAGCTGTAGATGCCAGTGCCTCTCTACCCTCCTCTACGCCTACCATGGTTAACTGGGCTTGCGTATTTACCCCAACGGCAGCAGGAAATACCTTAGTATTGGTTCCAGGTACTTCAACATCTACCAATGGTTATGCCTCAGCCTCAGGCGCTGTAGGTGCGGTAGCAGAGACAGTGAACTTGATTTGCCCCACTGACTCTCCTAACACCACAGCCATTAAGTACAAGGTAACCGGTAGTGCTGTAGCCATTAATGTTCAGGCTTATTTGGACCAATTGGTCGTTACTCCCATAGCATAAGGATATGCCATGCCCTACACTACATTACAGCTAATTAATAATGCCTACTATGAGTCAGGCATTGTTTCTCGCGGTTTTGAAACAGTGTCAGGGCAGCAAGCTCAAGATGGTCTACAATTCTTGAATGACCTTATAGATGATAAGACAGTGGATAATGGTCTTATCCCTTATTACAAGGAATTAGACTTTACTGCCGTGATTGGACAGGAAGTCTACTTTATTCCTAACCTAATTAATATCGATACCTTCGTCTTCTTCATTGACACTGTTCGCTATCAAACCCAGAACCGAGGTCGACGTGAATACTTCGGCACATCAAGGGCTAATGACATTCAATCCTTACCCGGAAGCTGGCATATGGAACGTTGCTTCGGCGGAGCAAATCTCTATATCTACTTCCTTCCAGACCAGAATTTCCCTCTGACAATTTGGGGTCAGTTCAGATTATCAGAAGTAACAATTAACCAAGACTTATCACTTACGCTTGATAGATTTTACATCAACTACTTGAAATTCGATTTAGCTGCAAGGCTTTGCGCGGAATATAATTACAACGTGCCTCCAGGTGTTGCCAAGGCATTGAATAAGTATGTCATCGATATCAGCAAGAAGAGCGGACCAATGGACCTGAAATTATTGAAGCTATCTTCATTGCAGAGACGTGGTGGTATAAATTATGGTCAAGTAAATCTCGGGCACGGGTGGGTTTCCTAATGGCTATCTTCACGCCTAATGCTCAGCAGGTTCCTGTAAGAATCGTAGGAAGCAGCATATTCGGTCGCCATCCGATAATCAGCGATGAACGCACCTGGAACATGTTTATCTCTGACGATTGGTTATTGAACTTTGCTGGCTATGAGCAAGCTGTAGACATCCTTGGAGAAGATTCTGAAGGTAGAGGGTTATTCCATTCTACGCGAGGGAATTTCCTTATAGCCGTCTTCGGTGCCAATATATACCGCATTGATCCAAATCTAGGATGGACATTTCTATTCAGTATTGGTACTTCCACTGGCGAAGTATTCATGGATGAGAACCTAAGTTCCCAGATTTGCATTGTAGATGGCTCGCCTAGTGGAACTGGTGCGCCATTAGCATATATTTACAATTATGCATTACCACTCCCTAAGGTTCAACCCGTTAACTTCACAGGGACAGCTCAAAACTTTACTGTGAATTATGTGACCTATCAGAATACCTATTTCATCTTCGGCAATGGAAATACGGATTCCACTGGCGCAAAATGGTTCGTCTATATGACTGGATATATCCCAGCTGATCCTTCCACAGCTTTTGACTTGAAATTTGTTCAATTTCTAACCCTCCAGACTAAGCCAGACTTCGCTAAAGCATGCCTAAGGATTCCTAGCCATGGCAATAACCTCTTAGTAATGGGTTCCACTGTTTGCGAGATTTGGACAAACGTTGCTGGGTTGCAAGTCTATCAGCGTCAATCCTCCGTAAATATCGACTATGGTGTCGCCTCGGTTTCCACTATCGATTCAAGTGATGATATGATTTGCTGGCTAGGAATCAATGAGAAATCTACTCCTGCAATCATGGTAATGACTGGAGGTAAGGCAGATTCTATATCCACGGATGGGATTGACTTCTTATTAAGCACTGTACAGCATCCAGAAGATTCTACAGCTATGTTCTACAGGGAAGATGGTCACGTATTCTATATTCTGACCTTCTTCAATCCTGTAGATAATTTCTCAATTATGTATGACTTCACCACTAAGAAATTCTTTGACCTCACAGATTGGGACTTCTCTTACTTTCCCGCTAGACGTATAGCCTACTTCAGTAATGAAATTTACTTCGTGTCCTTGAAGCAAGGAAGTCTGATGAGGATGGGTACTCAAATCACTACGATGTCAACCAACGAAGAAAATGAATACGAAATCCCACGTATACGGAAATGCGATACCTACCGTCTCCCGGGTAGTGATCGCTTTATCGTCAATCAGTTTAGCTTCACTATTGAAAATGGCGTGGAACCTGATGTGGATTTCCAGTTTGAATGTGATGGTTATATCCTTGGTGAATCTAGCGGCTCGATAATGTATTCCGAAGATGATGAACCTCTCTTGGTTGAAGGTGGAAGCTGTAACATCTATCGACCTAGAATCGATGTTACAATTTCTAAGAATGCTGGAGAAACCTTCGGGAATGTCAATAGCTATTATATGCATGCTACAGGACATTATAAGAACCAGCCAAGATTTAATAAGCTTGGAGAAGCAAATCAATTCACCCCTCAGTTGAGATTTTGGGGATTTGGAGCGGTGGTAATTGCAAACGGTTTCCTGGAGGTCTACCAGTGATTATTCCAACCTTTCAGAATCAACAATATGTAGATGAAGAAGGCTATCTGACTAGTCAGATGCAGATGTATAATGATGAATTGAATAATACTTTGCGTAATGGGTTAAGTGATAATGGCTGGACATTGCCGACTGTAACCCAGCAGCAGCTTACAGATATAATAGCCATTACAGGGCCTGACGCTCTTCCTAATGGGACAATATGGTACGTAGCTGATCCTGCAATTAATCCAACCTATAATGAAATTGTAGTGCTATTAGATGATGGGACAAGTTCCGGTACAAGTGCATTATATAAGCTAACCAAAGCGGCTTATCCATAAGGAGATGAATTATGAGCTGGTTAAGTAAATTATTTGGAGGCCATGATAACTCAGCCATGGACGCTGCTAATCAGTATTTGAATCAGATTTCAGGCGTTGCCCATCAAGGTTATGATCCTTACGTCAATCAAGGACGTGAAGCTTCCGGCCGAACTCAGCAAACTTACGAAGAATTGATGAAAGATCCCACAGCCTTCATTAATAAGCTAATGGAAGGGTATAAGCCTTCTGAAGGGTACAATTACCAGAAGGAATTATTGCAGAGAGAATTAGGTAATACGGCTGCTGCTGGAGGATTTGCTGGAACTGCGCTTGACCAAGAGAATCAAGGAACAGCTATCCAGAAGCTTCTATCTGGTGATATGCAGCAATTCCTTAATAATATCTTAGGAGTATTTAACACTGGTTTAAAAGGAGAAGAAGGAATCGCAGGTCGTGGCTATAATGCTACGCAACAACTTACTGATACCTTAGGTAATAGCCTTAATCAGCAAGGTGGCTTGGCATTCCAGAATCAGCAGCAACAGAATCAGAATAGGTCGGATCTCTTCAAAATTTTTGGTCAAATGCTTGGTGGCGGAGTAAATGCAGCTGGTAAAATTACAGGAATCATATGATTAGGGATCTAGGAGGGAAATAAAATGGCTATTCAATTTACCGATTTCTCAAGAGCACCCTTGATTGATTCTCCTTGGAAGAATGCTTTAGAAAATGTATTGAAAGGTTACCAGATGGCTGAAGAGCCTGCTAGGATGAAACGGGAAGCTACTGCCAAAGAACTTGCTAATAAGTTGAAAGATATTGAGGTTGAGCATAAGCCTAAGGAATATGAACTTAGCGATAAAGAGAAAGAATATGCCAATGCTCTGAAGGCTAAGGCACTAGAACATTATGAAGAAAAGTTTGCCATGGAACGAGATTTAAATAAGGCAAAGATTAATAAGTTTAACCAAACTCCTTCAACCGTTATTAAACCGAATGGTAAAGTAGCTAATATCGCTTGGGTAAAGCAGGAACTTGAAAAGCCAAATCTGGATCCAGAATACCGAGCTTCCTTAATTCAAGCCTTAAAGGATCAACAAGAACATGAAAGAACAATCATTGATAGAAGTAAGGATATTGTTGAAGGAAACGCTTTCGATAAATTACCTACTAATGACAAGAAGCAAGCAGTAGCAGTAATGAAAGGTATGAACGTAGATCCAGTTGAAGCAGTTTCCTATCTTCGACAGAAAGGCCATACTCCATCTACTTATGCTAAGGAAAAAGGAATTGACATTACCAAGGTGGTTCCGAATTATGCTGCTGGAGAACAGAATATTAAGGACGCACAACGTATTGCTGCTTATGCGGATGAAATTGATGTATTTGAAAAGAATATTACTGAAGGACTTGGTCCATACCAGAATAAGATTGGAGGTTATTCATTTAAGCAAATTGCCGATTCGCTATCAGGAGAATCGCCTGATAAGGTAGCTAAAGCTTTAGCTGCTAGAGCCTTATCTCCTGAACTTATTTCATTACGCTTGAAGATTATGGGGGGTAATATTGG